TCCAGTTCGTGGAAATTCAGGTTCTGCATCTCATCGATAATGATAACAGAATTATCCAGAGTTACACCCCGAAGGAAAGAAGTGGATTGAAACTTAATAGTTCCCTGGTTTCTCAGACGTGAATAGAGAAGGTCGAAACCCTCATCAGTGGGCATCTCAAACATGTACTTCACCATGGACCGATATGCGTCCTGATATGGTTCAACCTTCTCTTCCTGACTACCGGGAAGGAAGCCCATCTCACGGGTGGACACAAGGGACCGTACGATGTAGATACCATCATAGGATGGAGTGGACTTCAGACAGTCTTGTAGGGCCTTATAGAGGGCACAGAAGGTCTTACCGGTTCCGGCACTACCATAGATAAACATATGTTTACCCTCGTCCCATGCCCGGAACAGACGTTCCTGATTATCGGTAAGGGGTTGAATCTCGGTCATGAGATCAGAGTTCAGAGGGAGTCTCTTACGTTCCCTCACGACCTTCTCAGTGGGTGTGGTGGTCTTCTTTGGTCTTGCCATCAATACAGGTCCTGTGCTCGTGACTTGGGGGTGTCTCTAACTTTGTTAAGAATATGCTTCCATCCGTCATGTTTGTTTGCCAACTTGGTCTTCCATTCACCAACCCCATCCTTAGAAATACTGGCTCCACCTGCGGACCAATCACGTTCCCATTCGGGGTTGTCTGCATACCATTCCATGATATCATGAACGGAGCACTCAACCACTTGAGTCTCTCCTGTTTCTTTGTGTACTACTTGATAACGTGCCATTACAAAAATAGAGGGGGGTTCATCTTAGTATTTATAGGTGATTTCCAACTGCTCTGGGAGCTCACTATAGATGGGTGGATGGTACTTAAGGTACTCCCTAAAGGTCATTCTCATTTCCTTCTGGGTCATCCCACAGTGTTCAGCCGCCGAGGGTAGGTTCATGGTTGCACGGAAGAGACCAGTATTGGCCTCCTCCACATTTTGAGGGGTAGTCTTCACCATTCCATGGCCTCTGCGACCGAAGGGAACACACCCTTAAATACTTCACGACATCCCAGTGCAACATCCTGATGTTCCTTCTGGGTACCATTCGCACTACGAAGTTCAATATAGTGCAACCAGGAACGACAGGAACCCGTCATGTAGATACGAGTAGGTGTCGACAACGGAAGAACGAAGCGGGCACACTCCTTAGCAACTCCATTATCCAGGAGGTTCTTATAGAGATCCATACTGTCATCAAAATGCTTCTGAATCTTCTTATAGTAATCCGTCTTAAGACCCGGTGGAAGATCATTAATTGAGTTCTGACGGTTCTTATCGTCCTGACGACGGAGATCGGGAATGGGAATGACTGAATCCAGGAGTTCGGTGGATGCGTATCTCTGGGAAAACTCTTGGAAAGTAAAAGAGCGGTGCCTCAGAATCTGGGCTGCGATACCACGAGTAGTATTGATTTCAAGAGTCATACTTGCGGTCTCAAAGATTGACCAATGATTATGCTTAATACAGTATCTAAGGAGACCCGCAGCAGTATCAAACTTCAATTGATTGTTGGGATTACTAACCCTAGCAACATATGTGATTACTTCTTGGGGGCCCTTGCCCTCAAGCTCACCTGCACCCATTGTGGTGGAGATAAGTTTAATCTGGTCTGACATAAAAAATGGGACATTGACTGTCCCATTATAACTCAATTTCCGAAACCTTTTAATCGTCTCTTCTCTTCTTTCTTTCTCTTACGTTGTAATTTCATGATGAGATATTGCATCTCCATATACGCAAGTTCTTCGGAACTATACATCTTACGCTTGTCGGGATCTTTGATAATCCTTTTTACGAGCTTGATAGTTTGTTTGGTAGAGTTTAATTTCATGGTGCCAATTCCAGGAATAATATTCAAGGATGTCCTCGTATCGGACATTTACGTTGTGATTTGTCATTCGTTTTGAAGACCGAGTTCAGGGAATGCATCAATAACATTCTGTCTGGTGATCTTATACCTATCTGTAAGTTTCTTATCTTTGATCAAGTCAAGAACAGCAGCCTCATCCTGGTGAAGGTTCTCCAGAAGTTGAATCCAAAGATTTTCCTTCTTAAGGAGTTGGATTGCTGGTTTGGGTTGACCAGAACAACCAAACAGGATATATCCATTGACCTTTTTCTTGATGAATTTCTCTAACATCTTATGCTCACTGAAGAGGTATTGATGTTCGATTCCAATCGGTCGATCAACTGGAGTATAGGGTGTCTTACCCTCCGGGAACACAAAACTAATACTCTTAGCAAAGTTACACAGGAGAACCTTTGTCAATGCAGGAGACTTATACTCCTTAAGGATTTCCACTTTCTTATCCTTTGTCTTTGCGTTGGATACACGTTGAAGAACCTCAGAGACAAGGGTCTTACTAACAGGCATCTTTGGTGTTTGTGGTCGGGCCATTACGAAAATTCCTCCATGAGGTCTTGAATGTTGTTTTTAATTAGATAATCGATGGACACATCTCCCCTGGAACTTGTCTTTTGATAAGTAGAGAGAATTCTCTCAACAATAGACTCCGGGATCATAGAGAAGTCAATGAGTTCAGAGTTACGTCTCCAGTTACGAAGACGAATATAGTTGGTGAATTCTTCGGGAGAGATAGATGCAAGATTCGCAATCTTTTCCTTACTCATCTTCTTCTGTGGTTTACCATTGACAATGGCATCATCACAAGTCAGAATATTCGGGATACCATCTGATCTATCACCACGAATGATATGTTCCCGAAGGTATCTCTCAGGGTCAGGATTAGTAATCCAACGGTTACGGATAGGATCATACTGACTAACAAAAGAATACTTATGTAGTTGGATGAAGTCCTTATCTGCAGAAAGGATCAGAACCTTGTCTGGTTGAGACCGTTTGGCATTGTAATTACATACCGATGATATCGTCTGCCTCTGCACCCTGAACCTGAACAACCTTGTACGGGAGATTCATACGAATCTCATCCCTGATCTTATTTAGTACGGAAAACACAGACTCCCAATCAATGGGGGATTCTGCACGTTCCTGCTTACGATTCTTCTTATAGAAGGGAAAGATTTCCCGTCTCCAATAGTTCTTGTCATCATAACAAAGAACCATTTCCCCATACTCCTCTCCAAACTTCTTGGAGATTCGAGCAAGGACCCTGACGATTGACTTACGTACGGTATCGATATCAATACCACTATCAATCTTGTTCCTCACCATCAGATGACTGATGGCGATCTGGTTAGCATCTACAAGGATGGTCATTAGTATAAAGGGGATACCCCCTTTCCTTTACTCCATTCACTATAACACTAAAAAGGGGGTCGGTCAAGACCCCCTGATATTTGTTACATGTCTTCATCCTCGTAAATGTTTTCATACATATCGGGATCAAAATCAATCACATAGTAATCACCTCGGTATACATTACCAGAGTCGTCAAAGATCTCTGGGTGGGGATTACTCTCAAACAAGTCTTCGAAGACGTGCCGTTCGGTGTATGCGTATGCTGTGTACCTTTCAGATCCCATCCACCCAATGATTAAACCAATCAATAGAAATGCGATCGTAAGTAAAACATAATACATGTTCCGGCTCCTATAGTGAAGTTATCGTTAAACAAAGTGAATACTTCTTACCAAATAAGGTAAATTCAAGATTATCACTTAACTGTTCCTGTGTACTTTCTTCCTCCGGAATAGATTTTGGGATCATCGACTCAAAACCCCTATTAATATTTAGATTACGTTGATAATCATACATACTTATTTTCAACCAAATACTTGACAGTATCCTTCATACCACCAATATTCGTATCTTCAACAATGACCTGAGGAAAAGTACTATTGGGTCCAAACTTATTAACGAATTCCTCAGCTGAGAACTCTCTATTTAAATTATACTTCTGATATTTGATGTTGTTCTTATCCATGAAGTCGACTAAACGATCACAGAATCCACAACCATCCTTGGAATACACATGAAACTTTGACATATCTATCTGGGGTTAAAGAACAATTCTGATGTGTAATATGTATCTAGATTCTTAAGATCACTCGGCTTGGGGTAATCCTTAAGACATTTCTTTGCACAATCCCTTAGGTACTTGGGAATATTAGGTACCTTCTTTGGGTCAATAATCATACACAGAAACTTATAAGTCTCTCGTATTGACAAATACTCCTCTTCAGTCATCAAATACCTTACATTGTGGTGCAGAGGGATGAGTATCACAGAAGTGTTCTAACACCTGGTCATGGTGACGAGCAGACCATTCTTTGTGTTCTTGTTCTGTGGTATTCTTGGGTTCTTCTTCCATTCCATGGAAGTCAACCTCATACTCACGATACTTGTCGTTGGGGTCTTGGATAAGAGTCATGTTTAAATTCCTTTGAATCTAATACTACTATAGTCATAGGAAGTAGAAATGTAAACATTCCTATGATGAAGCCCACCATATTTTGTATGATGGGCCGGGTACTGGGGTATGGATCCATTAAACTATAATGAATATATTTATCATTCTCCCTTGTATACCTGAGAGAATGAGAACTCAGCAGATACAGTTCTACCGAACATATCAATCTGGCCGACGATCTTATCAGAAGATACAGATACCACCTCTACCTTGTGTCCCACAAAGGGACCA